CCGACTCCACCATCAAACTTGATGAGCAGAAGGACAAACAACACACCGCCGAGATGATGAAGGCCATAGCCGACTTCTCCGGTGCTGCTGGTATGGCTGTGCAGGCTGGTGCCTTACCAGAAGGCGCACCATCCAAGCTGATCGCCGTGATGGTGAGGAAGTTCAAGCTTGGTCGTGAGGTTGAGGAGTTCTTCAACCAACCCCCCCAACCCAAACAAGACCCCGAGGCCATGAAATTACAACAAGAACAACAACAGGCCCAGATGGAAGCCCAGATGGAGCAACAGAAGTTCCAGATGGAGATGCAGGGCAAGCAGCAAGAGCTTCAGATTGAGCTTCAGAAGGCTCAAATGGAGCTTCGCATGGAACAGGAAAAAATGCAGCTCGAACGCCAGAAGATGCAAATGGAACTTGAGAATGCGCGCATGAAGCAGGTTATCGAACAACAAGGACTTGTTATGAAGAACGAGTTTGCAGAGGAGCAGCACAAGAGGAAGATGGATGAGCGAACTCAACGTAATACGCAGTAAGTTTAACTCCGAAGCCTACCGCGAAAACCTCGAAAAGATCATAGGCGACAAGCCCCCGCAAAGGGGACGGTGGAAGCAAGACCCTGAGACGGGGAAGCTCCTGACCATCGAGGAATACTACGCCAAGTTCTACAAGCCAAGAAACAAAGCCCCAATGATCTTTGTGGACAACATGGAGCCTTATGTCTCACCCGTAAGCGGTGAGGTTGTAAGGAACCGCCGTGAACACAAGAACGATCTGGATCGTAGTGGGTGCAGGGTTTACGAGGGCCGCCAGGCTGAGCAGAGAGAGGCCGACCGCTTCAATCGTTACAAAGAGGAAAAGTTTGAAAAGACCATTTCCGAGACAGTCGACCAAACGGTACACGAAATCGAACATGGTTACAGGACACCGAGCGAATCACCTGAAACGCTCAATATGACGTGGGAGAAGTAGATGAGCGAGATCAACCTCGACGAGTCGATGAACGAGATTTACGACCAGATCAACGAAGAAGAAGCCCCCGAGGAATTGGTGGCGGAAGAACCGGAGAAGGAACCCGAGGAGCCGGAGAAAGAAGAACCGGAACCAGAGGCTGCCGAGGCAGAGCCCGAGGCAGAGCCCGATGCAGAACCAGAATACCGCCCCGCGCCCCCCACATGGCGGGCTAAGGCAAAGGCAAAGTGGGACACCATAGACCCCGAAATTCGAGACGAAATCCTCAAGCGCGAGGAGGACGGCCTTAAAGGTGTCAATCAGCTAAAGGAGAAGGCGGGCTACGGAGAGCGGTTAAGCTCAACCATCCAGCCCTATCAAGCCTTCCTGAACGCCAAGCGCGTTGATGCCGAATCTGTTGTGAAGGACGCCCTGGACCTAGCCTACCGGCTTGAGACCTCCGACCCGAAAACGAAAGCGGCCCTGTTGATGAACATTGCTCAACAGTACGGCGCTGACATGCAGGTCTTTAAGGGTGACATTCCCAAGACCGACCCGATTTTGCAAGAACTACAGAATTTGAAACTTCAGATTCACCAAAGCCAGATGACCGCCCAACAAGCGGAGCAGGCCAAGGTGAATTTGGCGATTCAAGAGTTTGCCGGTGAGACAGAGAACGGGAAACCCCGCTATCCGTTTTTCGCAAACGTGGAGGAGGAGATGGTAACTATCATCCCTCTCATCAAGAAGCGGGAGCCCAACCTTACCTATAAGGACGTTCTCGTTAAAGCATACGATGAAGCTGTATGGACCAATCCAGAGACAAGGCAAATCCTCATTGCGAACAAGGCAAAAGAGGAAACGGCTAAACGTCAGGAACGGCAAAAGGACATAGTGAGCCGCGCTGAGAAAGCCCAGAAGGTGAACCTCAAGCCAAAGGCCCGCGACACATCCGATAAAGCCAAACCATTAGGCACAATCGACCAAACCCTAAATGAACTATACGACGAGCTGAATGCAGCTTAGGAGCGTTTAAATGGCAAGCCCCAACTCGACTTTTACGGAGCTGGTAACCACCACTTTCCGTAAGCATCGCGGGGAGTTCGCAGACAACGTAACTAACAACAACGCATTGCTTTCCCGCTTGTACCAAAAAGGTCGCAAGCGAACCGTATCCGGTGGTTTGACTATTGTGGAAGAATTGGATTATGCCGAAAACGGCACGTTCCAACGCTACAGTGGTTATGACACTCTGAACATTTCCGCAAGTGATGTTCTGAGCGCCGCCGAGTACCCCTGGAAGCAATCGGCTGTTCACGTTACCGCCTCTGGCCGGGAACTCCGAATCAACTCTGGCAAAGAAGCGATCACCAATCTGGCGAAAGCCCGCTTGATGAACGCCATGCGGACCTTCAAGAACAACATGTCCTCGGACATTTACTCTGACGGCACCGCCTCCAACCAGATCAACGGCCTTCAGGCCATATGCCCCGACACCGCTGGTGGTACGTTGGGTGGTATCTCGGGAGACACGTACACGTTCTGGCAAGCGAAGGTTCAAGACGCTTCCAGCCCGCTGAGTGGTTCCGCTATCACCCTGTCGAACACCACGTTTGAAAACCCGTTCATGCTGCAACTGTGGCTTGAATTGGTACGGGGCTCCGACAAGCCCGACTTGATTGTTATGTCCAACGACTACTTCACGTTCTTTGAAGGGTCTCAGACCTCAATCAAGCGGTACACTACTGACACTTCCAAGTCCACTGACTCCGGTTCTGCGGGTTTTGTGAGCCTGAAGTACAAGACGGCTGACGTGATTTTCGACGGCGGTTCGGGTATTTCCTCGTCTCACATGTACTTCCTGAACACGGATTACATGAATTTGGTCGTTCACCCTGACGCCGACATGACCGAAGTTCCTGAACAACGAGCGATCAACCAGGATGCCGTAGTTATCCCGATTCTGTGGATGGGCAACCTGACTTGTTCCAATCGTTCGCTTCAGGGCGTCGGCCACGCATAAGGAGACCTAATCATGGCGCATCTGACCTCCGGCCTGATTGGCCCCTCTGTTAGTACCACGACCACCGACCAGAATATCCAGTTGGGCACCCGCTCAATCGGAACTGATGGAACCGTGTGGGTTTACGTTCAAGCCAGTGGCGCAATTACGCAGTATGACTGCGTAGCCATTGACGAGAACTACCAAGCCGCTACCGTTACCTCTGCGCTGGCTGGCGCTGGGCACACCCCTGGGTTTGCTCAAGTTGCCTTTGCCGACAACGAGTACGGTTGGGTTGCTCTGGAAGGCTCGAACATCTCCGTTCGCGCCAACATTTCCTGCGCTGCCGACGCCCTGCTTTATGTTGGGTGTACTGCTATCTCGGCTGGCGTTGTGGATGACGCTTCGGTAACTGGCCGCGTGACGCTGCAAGGCGTTGTGCTGGTTACTGCTGGTGGCACCACCGTCCAAGCCCGCGAAGTGATTGCGGTTTCTCCGCAGTTTACCAACGTGTGACCATGGGGGGGCGCAAGCCCCCCTTCTTTTTGGAGGGTAAGTGTTTTTAGACGCCAAGTTTTTGAGGGGCACGAATTATCCTGTGGATGCCGTGCTGAAGAATGTTGAGGCGAATGCGGCGAGAGAGCTGCCGGTAATAGGATACAAGAGGGCCGCTATAGTGGGCGGCGGGCCGTCTTTGCAGGACTACATTGAGGAACTTCGGGATTACGATGGCGTGATCTTCGCTGTCAATGGCACCCATGATTATCTGATTGAGCGGGGGATTATCCCCGACTATCACGTTGTAATGGACGCAAGGCCGGGGAACGTAAGTTTCTTCACGAAACCCAGAAAGGACGTTCACTACCTCATCGCGTCACAATGCGCGCCAGAGATTTTTGAGCTGCTTGAGGGCTACACGGTTTCGATGTGGCACGCCGCTGGCCCGGAGGAAGTGATTGACTTTTTGGGCAAGATAAAACCAGGAACTCAGCTTGTTGGTGGTGGTGAGACAGTTTCCACCAGGGCGATGTACCTAGCCTACATATTGGGGTGCATGACTCTTGACCTGTACGGACTGGATTCAAGCAATCGCGGAGACCACAAGCACTCATACAAGCAACCCTTGAATGAGGGGCAACCTGTTTATGAATTTGAGGTAAACGGCAAGACTTATTCCGCATCAGGCCCAATGGCCTCGCAGGCGGAGACGTTTATCCTACAGGCGAAGAAACTACAGTCGCTTGGCGTAACCATCAACATGCGCTGCGATGGCCTGCTTCCTGATATGTGGAGCAGGCAGCTAGAAATGGATTCTGGTCCCATTGAGATCAGAGAGAAGAACAAATACACAAGAATGTGGCGGATTGATGAGTACCGCGAGTCCCCCGGCCTAGAGTTGGTTGATGACTTTTTTGAACAAATGTCCCCGAGCGGGAAAGTCATTGACTTCGGGTGTGGGTCGGGCAAGTCCGCGAAAGCCTTTATGGATAAAGGGCTTAGTGCGCTTGGCGTTGATATTGCGCCAAACTGCCTTGACAAAGATGTAAGGATTCCACTTTGTCTAGCCCCCCTATGGAATCTCCCCGAGATAAAAGGAGATTTTGGGTTTTGTACAGACGTGATGGAACACATTCCGACCGATAAGGTTGATGATGTGCTTTCGTCCATTCGGCGCTGTGTGGACAACTGCTATTTCCAGATTTCCACGGTGCCTGACAAGTTCGGGCAGTGTATTGGCGAAACCCTGCATCTTACGGTGAAGTCTCCCGATTGGTGGGAGAAGAAAATAAGCCGGTTGTGGAAAGACGTATCCAGGCGCGACAAGGGGTCGTCGTGTCTTTTTGTTTGCAAGACCCCGGTGTTAAATCTGCGTGCAACCACGCTAGGAGAGTGAAATGAGTTTACCGCAAGTCATTATGGAAGATAACCCGCCGCTGCTGCGATTCGAGAACGCCGTGATTCACAACAAGAATCGGTCAATTGAGGAAGGCAGGTTCATCGCAAGCAATGTGCTGAAGGTGTTTGTGCGTGGGCACGGAGACAGCAAGAACGAGGTTCCGCAGATTGCGGAGAAGTACGACGACGAGGGTAAGGTTACCGCCCAGCCCTGGATTATGATCCTGCGTGAGCGCCTTCACCACGGCCAGATTTCCGAGAACTACTACAAGTATTGCGAGGGCGCGCTGAAGCAGTGGAAGGAAAACCACACCGTCGCAGTAAACGGCACCCCTTTGGAGTCGTGGAGTTCCCTGAACAAGATGGAAGTTGAGCGGTTGAAGTCAATCAACGTCCACACCATCGAAGCCCTCGCTGATATGACAGACGACGCCATGCAAGCCTACGGAATGGGCGCAAGGGCACTGAAGGACCGCGCCAAGGCTTTCATGGACACCCCCCGTGATCGGGAGAAGGCAGCAGAGAAAGTCAGCGCCATGGAGACTCAATTACAAGCCGCCATGGAACGAATCAAGCAGCTCGAATCCCAAGCCGAGCCTGAAAAACGTCCTCCGGGCCGACCCAAAAAGGTAGATGAATGACACTACTCTCCATCATCCAAGACGTTGCTGACGACCTCAACCTAGAACGACCCTCTGTGGTCGTCGGTAACACCAGCCAGGAAGTGCGCCAGCTATTACAGATAGCTCAGCGTGAGGGCCGTGACTTGGCCGCAAGGTTCGCCTGGAAGCGGATGGTGAAGATCAACACGTTCACCCTAACGGCGGCTGAAGATCAGGGGTTGATGAACTCGACGGTAGTTACGTCTGGTGATTTCGACTACATGATAAACGGCACGTTCTGGGATCGAACAACCTCCCTACCCATTACCGGGCCGGTTGACGAGACCGAATGGCAGACCCTGAAAGCGTTTCCGGTTACTGGTCCTTATCTGAAGTACAGGCTGTTTAACAATCGTCTGTACATCAACCCCACGCCCGCCGCTGATTCTGTAGCCTTTGAGTACAAGTCAACTCATTGGTGCGAGTCGTCTAGCGGGACTGGGCAGGTTAAATGGACCGCAGACTCGGACATTGGGCGTCTCGATGAGCGACTGATGACCCTCGGGATTCTGTGGAGATGGAAGGCCAGGAAAGGACTTGAGTACCAAGAGGACTTTATCTCATACGAAAGGATGGTGAAGGACGCGATGGGCCGGGATAAGTCTGCGAAGGTGTTAAACGCTGCGTCTGGACCCGTTGACCGTGTTCCTGGTGTGTTTGTGCCTGTGGGTAGCTGGAATCCGTGAGGCAACCAGCGGTAACCAGAACACAGCGCGGCAGGGCGCATAGCCGGTCTACGTCTCTCCCCGCCCCTACGAGCGGGTGGAATACAAGAGACCCCATTGCAAACATGGACCCCTCGTTTGCTACGGTTCTGGATAACTGGTTCCCCGAAGTCAACGACCTTCGAGTCAGGAAGGGGTATTCTCAACACGTAACGGGGATTACGGGTGATGTTGAATCCCTAATGCCCTACAACAAGACCGATGGGACGCAGACGCTTTTTTGTGCTGCGAACAACTCATTTTACGATGTCACTTCAAGCGGCTCGGTTGGGTCTGCCGTTCAGTCCTCTCTGACAAACAACAAGTGGTATTCGACGAACTTCACCAACTCCTCTGGGACTTCGTACCTCTGCTGCTTTAACGGGGTTGATTCTCCGAGGTATTGGGATGGGTCGAACTGGATCACGATAACCGGGGTATCCACTCCGGCGATAACCAACGTCACCCCGACGACCCTGATATACCCGTTTGTCCACAAGCGCCGGATGTTCCTTATTCAGAAGAACACCCTGGACCTCTGGTATCTGCCAGTTGATGCCGTTGGTGGTGCTGCCGCGAAATTCTCTTTAGCGGGCATCGCAACAAAGGGCGGTTATCTTGTCTCTGGCTCCACGTGGACCATTGATGGCGGGGCGGGGTTAGATGACTACCTTGTCGCCGTAACCTCTGAGGGGCAGGTTATTGTCTATTCTGGAACCGACCCGTCCTCAGACTACACGCTAGTTGGCGTATGGGATTTGGGTGAGCCATTGGGTAGGCGGTCGCTACTGAAGTACGGCGGCGACGTGCTCATCATGCTGACAGATGGTGTTTTGCCGCTGTCAAAGGCTCTGCTGTCCTCCGGTACTCAACCCGAGATTGCGGTGACGTTCAACATATCGCCCACCTTTTCCAAGGCTGCGGCGGAGTACAAATCGTCCTTTGGGTGGCAGACCATCCACTTCCCGAAGGCGCAGATGCTTATCTGCAACATTCCAAAACCATCCACCGAGATATACGCCATGAACACCGTGAGCGGTGCGTGGTGTCGCTTTACGGGGATTGACTCTATCTGTTGGGCCGTCCTCGATGGTGATGTTTATTTTGGCTCCACGGCCTTTGTTGGGAAGTTCTGGGACACCGAAGCCGACAACGGGGCGTATGTCAGGGCCGACATACGGCACGCATACAACTACCTCGGTAGCCTTGGGGTTATCAAGAAGATCAACGCCCTACGCCCAAACATTATCTCAAACGGCGTCCCGAGCCTCTTGGTTGGGGTCAACACGGATTACCAGGATTCCAACATTACCGGCTCCCTGAACTTCTCAAGTCAGAACTTCGGGGTGTGGGGCACTGCGTTGTGGGGAAGCGCCGTATGGGGCGGGAACTTGAACTTCCTTGGGGCGTGGGTTTCTTCGTCT